TTAAGGTTTTTTACGTTTTTTGCAAGCTTAATAACTCCTTGTATTACTTTACCAGTTTTAGAGTTAGCTACTTTTTTGCCTACCTCTATACCTTTATCAACACCTCTTCTTACTTTAGTCTTTCCTGTAGAATTTAAACCTGTTATATTTTTTTTAATTCTGGCTGTTTTTTTAGGACTACATTTTTTAGTTTTAGCACATTTAGCTAATCTCTTTTTTTGAGCAGCTAAAGATCTTTTCGCTAACATAGTCATTTTTGGCTTTGCCTTAGCAGAAGCTTTTGCTTCACCTTTTGCCATCGCCTTTTTTTTCTTAGAACCTCCAGGCCCACCTCCCATTGCCATATTGTTGATGTTTTAAATAATTATTTTATCTTTACAAATATAAAGAATTTAATCTAATGAAATTTAAAGGAGTATACCCAAGGAAAAATACTACTCGTAAATTACCTGACCACGATTTTCTTAAATACTGGAGGGTTATAAGATACTGGGTAAAGGCTAAATATGGATTAGGAACTCCTGATTTAGAAATGTTACTATTTCTATATAGCGAACAGATATTTAATAAGAGTCAATTTAAAGAATACGAAGAAATTATGTCCTGGGATATAAATCGTTTTAGCAAACTGCTAAAAGAAGAGTGGATTCATGTCTGGAGGAAAAGACAAGGGAAACAAACAACACTGTACGAATTAACTTATAAGTCCAAAAGAATAATCAATACTATTTATAAAAAACTAAATGGTGAGGAAATTGCAGAATCCGCGTATGCTAATCCTCTATTTAGAAATGATGTATCATACATGGATAAAGTTTATCGAAATATGATTAAAGAAATGAATAAAGAAATTAGAGAACAATAACTACATCTCGTTCCTGGATAATAGTATAAGGCTCATCCTTAATCAACATAGTAAACCCTGAGTTCTTATCGTAGTATATTAAATCTAAAGCTTTTACCACATTAACATCTGTCCCTGGCTTAACTACAGAACCTTTTCGATATCTAAATTCATCAACGTCTGTTGCTGACAACAATAATCCAGAAGAAGTTTTAACCTCTTCCTCAATAGTTTTTATAATAATATATTTTCCAACTGGCTTCATAGTTTATTCTTTTACTCTTGCGTGAGTTATTATTGCATTGGTCGTTAGGATTGTTGTTGCTACACTAACTGCATTTTCAAATGCTGTCTTAGTTACTTTCAAAGGATCTATAACACCCATTTTAAAAAAATCTCCTTTTTCTTCAGTTTTTACATTGTATTCATCCCTCAAATTCATCGCCCAACTATCAAAATGTATTTTTTGACTATAATAATCATCTATGTGTAATCCAGCATTTTGTAATATTTGTATTACTGGCGCACTTAAAGATTCCATTAGAATATCTATAGCTGTACTTTCATCGTCATTAACTGTCTTCTTAGAAATCCAACCAATTTCTTCTCTTGCATAAAATAAAGCAAGACCTCCACCTTTTACAATACCCTCTTGCAAGGCACTACGAACAGCACACACAGCATCTTCTACCCTGTCATACTTTTCTTTTTGCTCTATATCAGAATTACCTCCAACATAAATAGCTCCAATAGATCCAGACAAACTTGCAATACGCTCGTTTATAAATTCTCTGTCAGAAACTATCTCAGTATTTTCTTGTTGTTCTTTTAAATCTGAGATTCGATTTTCTATCTCTTCAGTCATTTGATTATTTTTTATAATAACCGTTTGACTTTTTCCTGATATAATTTTATCTGCATGTCCAAGATCTTCCATGCTTAATAAACTTAAATCATCTCCAGTCTTTTCTGAAAAGTATTTAGCCCCTACCGACAACGCAATGTCCTGCATAAGTTCATGCTGCTTATAACCAAATTGAGGTGGCATAATATTACATAACTTAAGTCCGTTTCGCACTACGTTGGCCGCCAGAGTATTCACAACATTGACTGAGCATGGACCAATGATGAGAAGTTTCTTGTTTTGCTGTATGATTGGTTTTAATACATTTTCTATTTGAAGGATGTTACTTATCTCCTGGTCACAAACTAAAACTAAAGTATCTTCTAAAACACTCTCATCGTTCTTTTGGTTTGTAATAAATAAATTAGAAGTATAACCCCTGTCAACTTTTATTCCGTTAGTTACTGTTGCGTACGTCTCATGGTTTTGAGAACGCTCTACAGTTACAATACCGTTCTTTCCAACCTTGCCATAAGCGTCAGCAATTATTTTTCCTAAATTCTTATCGTTGTTTGCTGAAATAGTAGCAACATCTAATAACCTTGATTTAGTAATCCTACGTGAATTCTTTTTTAAATGTTTAACAACACTTTTACTGAATTTATTTATACCCTTTACAACTTCCGCAATATTATTTTTTTCTGTTAAGTTTTTTTCTCCAGCTTTTATAATCGCTTCGGTTAATACAATTGCAGTTGTCGTTCCATCTCCAGCTGAGTTAGCTGTCCTACGAGCTGCATCCTTTAACATCTGAACCGCAAGGTTCTCTACAGCATCATCCAAAAAAATAGAGTTAGCTACAGTCACGCCATCCTTAGTAATAGTCATCCCACCAATATGTTCAGGTGATTCTATTAATACTGTTTTACCGCGTGGGCCTAACGTACTCTTTACTGCTTTAGAAATCTTTGTAATCCCTTGTATTAATTTATCACGACCAGGCTGATCGAACTCAAGGTTCTTTGGAATATAATTGCTCATTGTATTAGATTTAATTTAAAACAAATGTAATGAATTTTATTTAAAAATAAAAACACTAACTAAAATGTTAGAATGTTGAATGTTGATTTAAAATCGATTATTATATATATATATAAATACTACACTCTCTCTTTTTTTATATTATTATTATAGCTTTATTATTAACATTATTAACATTAATAATAAATAATAGTATTAATATATTGATATTCAGTAACTTAAGTTGTGTTGATTTTTTTTTGAAACAAACACTGTTATGTTAGTTTTATAACATTAAAGAAAAAAAAAGAGAATTATATAAATCCTCCTCTTTTAAATTTTTAAAAATAACGACTATACTAAAATCTTAGCTGTCGAAAATTCTTTTTGTTCTCAGCTAATTCCATTCCTTCAGCTATTTGGTTTACCTTTTTGGAGTTCCTCATAGCTTTTTTTATAGCACCAGCTTTAGCGATCCCTGACTCAGAGTCTGGACGCTCATTAATTAATCTACCATCCTTTACATACAATCCGTTTATGAAATCTTTACTATTATGCATAATATATTTTTTAAAAGTTAAAGTACAAATATACTAAAAATTTTTTTCGTGTTTAGACATGAAGAGGTTTAGGGCTATAGTAGCTTTTAAATTTTGTTTTTGATTTTAGAAAGTTGTTTTTTATTGACTTGATTTATATTTTTTCAAAGTTTTTGGTTGGATTGTTTCAGGATTCCTTAGCACCAGTGTTAGTACCACTACTATTATCTGTGTGTAGCTGTAGTCTCTCCCTGTTGGAGCTGTTGCTCTACCTATCCCTGCTTCCCTTACCTCTACCCCCCCTGCTTCCCCCTTCCACCCCCACAATAAAGGAGAAGGACAGAGCCTTCCCTTAACCCCAGCACGAGTCTCTATAATAGCAAACGAAACACAGTCAACACCTTTGTAGTAATCTATTGGTAGTAAGAGAATAAAGGAATGCTATAGGTGTGTATATAGTATGTGAAGAGAACAGCTCTCTAATGAGTAATAGTTAGTGACATTTTAGTGACAAGTTATAGTAGTATTAAGATATAAAAGCGTATATTTGTAGGGATGGGGAAATTAAATCACATAGAAAAATCACTTAACACGCTGAGAGTCAGCACGTTAACCCCTAATAATAATTTAAATTCAACTACAATGAGAAGAACAAGAGCTTTAAAAAACACTGCTGCAAGAGGTGGTAAGATGTTAAAAATGGATGACAATGTGTATGCAATGAGAAGAAAAGTGATGGACGAACTTTACAATATAAAGCGAAGAGGTTATCGTATACCACGTATTGAGGTTAGGATAGTAAGTGAAAATACAGATGCGTGTGCCTATGCATATCTTGGTCAAAACATTATACACTTCAATAAGAAATATATTAATGTAAAGCGATTTACTCAAGTAGTATTGCACGAGATAGTACACGCTACATTTGGGATAGGCGAGGTTGTAGGATGTAGATTAATGCATTGCACTGAGTTTTGGATGAACGACTGTAGTGAGTCGGAAGCGTGGGAACTATTTGATAGGTATTATGGCAAACATCATTTAGACCTAATCAAGAATAGTTAACTGATGAGTCCATATAGGACGAAACGCTGTGAAGCGTCTTAACTTTAAATTCAACTACAATGAGTAAATCAAAAACAGTAATCAAGTATGTACGCATCGACTGTGCGTTAATCAAGACAGCACAGAAGCTGTATGAATTAGACCAAGTAAAGAAAAATGTAGTAGCACTAAGCTACTTTGTAACTAACCTTAATACCATTTAATTATGAGCAATTTAAACAAAGAACCAAGAACATTAGATTCTAATGGCATGCCATTAGATGCAGGAACTGACCAAATTACTAACTTCATGTACTTTGCGTATAACTTCCCAATGGGATGGATACAAGAAGCTTTTGGAGAAGGTACGTCATTAGCTAACCATATAGATGCCAAATGGCAGAACCTCAACAAGAGAAATGGTCATGGTGGAACTGCGAATGTATTTAACCTATTCATGGAGCTGTCAGAGGGTAATAGAGAGACTTTATGTACATGGGTGGCAGAGAACTATAGTCACAAGCTTTAGCACACGCTGTCACACCAACTGGAATGGTTGTAAGCAAGGTTCGATTCCTTCTCCAGTATCAATGCAATAATGCAGATATTTAAAACTACAATTTATGAAAGACAATGAATTAATAGCCGAATTTATGGGTGTTGGTAAGCACTACGAGGCACAGAGCAGTAATCAATTTAACCAATACCACCAATCTTGGGATTGGCTAATGCCAGTGGTTAAGAAGATATCAGACGTAAAAGGATGGAGTCTTAATTCCACTTTAGAATGGTTAAGCGAAAGCCAAGATTGGGATGGATTGTATGATATGAAAGACATCTTTCAAGCAGTATTAGAATTTATTAATCAAAATAACAAAGCTAAATTATGAAGAAAATTTTAAAGATTGTGATGTGTATACTGATAGCTACACCCACGTTAACGAGCTGTGCATCTTCCAGAGGATGCAAGAAAATGAGGAAGTATCGAAAGTATACTCATCAGACAATTAAAATCAATACTAATCAAATAACTTATTTATCATGAGCAACATAAACGCAGGGAAAAACGAATTTAGATTATCACAGATTTCACAAGCAAAAGACTTGCTTGAAAAGGAAGGTTACTTTACTGGAAACCTATGGCACGTATTTGATGTACAGCAGACGTACGATATAGACCATGATGATGCGTTAACTGTCTTAGAGGGTGCAATGACTGGAGACTGGATAACCGAACAGATATACGAATGCATTGACCATGTTGCAAAAGCAGAAGGTCATAAACAAAGAGAAGATATATGAGCATTTGGAATGAAGAAGTCTTCACTTATAAAGTGGATGACATAGAGCTTGATGTACACTATGAGTATGCACACGCTGAACCTCAGACTTGGGACTATTGTGGTAGTCCAGCTGAGATAAGTATTACATCTATAACGCACTGTGGAGTATTTATTTGGGACATACTTTCACAAGATACAATTGACCATATTCAAGAAGCTATAATAGAGAGCAAAGAGTAGAATCATCTGATCCCTAAACACGTCAACCTCACTTCCATTTCGGAGTGGGGTTTTGGTGGTACAAGGCAATAATGCCACAATTAAAATCAATTATAATGGGTTACAAAGAAACACAAAAAGACAGAGACTTCGACAGAATCACTGATTTAATGGGAGACTACTTAGAGTCTCAGAAAGTAGTAAAGTCACAGCGTAAGGACTTAAAAGAGATTAGAGAGACTGTGAAAGGAATGCTTGATTGGAGCGACAGAATCGGTAGTGATGAAATCCACGAGCTGTATGAAATCATACACTTTATCAATAGAAGCTTAATTGAAAACAAGTAAGCTATGAAGGATAAAAAAGTAAGACAGTTTAGTAAAGTAGAAACAGTAATGCTGATAGCAATACCAAGTTATTTTATCGGCAGAGTATTAATTAGTATAATGTTTAACATATAACTTAAATCAAATAAAATGGCAAACAATTGTTGGAATTACGTAACGTTTAATGGAAACGCTAAAGCATTAAAAAAACTAAGAAACAAGTTCAAGAAGTATGACAAAACCGATTACTTTGTAGAGTTTGGAGACTTTGTACTGGACAAGGGTAAGATTGGAGCTACCAAAGAGGAGCTTAATGAAAAGTATAAAGATTTTTACTACTACGGAACACGTTGGTGGGAATTTGACTTGGATGGTTATTCATGCGATGATGAAGAGACTTTTACTGTTGCAGGAGACAGTGCATGGACTCCACCAGTAAAGTTGGTTAAACAAATATGTCAGCACTACAGCTTGACAGCTGAGATGGAATATGAAGAGTGTGGAGATGATTTTGCAGGTATAGTTAAGTTTGATAAACATGGAATAACCGACCACAAAGAAATGACTTATCATGAGTACAGATACCATGATGATATTCATTCTTGGATGGATAATCTGTTCTACAATTTCGAGGATGAAACCGACAGAGAGGAGTTAGAACACGCTATGAAAGAGCATGATTATGCAGACAAAACACACGTGGAAGAGTTTATAAATATGGTGTTAGACACCAACTCTGTTACTACATCTTAGTAAGCATTTTGGGTACGACAGCGTATCTTTTTAGGTACGTTGTCATATCTTTATTAGTTTTTATTAATAATTTAAAGTATATTTACATTCCTAATAAAATAAAATTATGAGCGATTTAAGAAAACTTTTCGAGTCCTTTAACCCAAGCAATCCAGCTTCAAGAAGCCATACAATTCACATGGCAACGTGTTATGAAATGATAAATAACAATGATGACGAAGAGAATATCATTGACGTACAGCACGAAGAAATTGACGAAGATGAATATCCTTTAGGCATTTAGTTATGAGCAGAGACGAAAGAAATTTAAAACTTACAGTCTGGTCTGTTATGGGCATGATTTCCATCTTAATTGGATATCAGTTCTACAGACTTATAACTTGGCTACTTACACTTTAATCTGAATTGTAGTTGATTCAAGCAATCGCCTCCACGTTTTACGTGGGGGTTTTTGTGGTACAAAACCTAAACAAATGGCAATAAACAGACAACATTGGACAACCACCACTACAGACGAAGTAAAAGTAGACACACCATCTTATTACGATGGAGACAACAACTACACTGCCATAGAGGTAGTGACAAATTTTAACCTAAACTACAACTTAGGAACTGCGTGTACTTATATCTTAAGAGCATATAGTAAGCACGAGAGTCCTAACGAGGACATTCAAAAAGCTATAGATCACTTGCAGTTTGAATTAATCAAGTTAAAAACCAAATAAATGAAAAGAGACATATTTGATATTTATGCTAAAGCAATAGCTGAAAAATTTCACATTACTTTAGATGACTTATTTAAAAAAAACAGAAGTAGTCACTTAGTTGATGCAAGGCAGATGCTTTATTATTTGTGTATGGAGAGACCAATTAGAGTGTCTTACATAAAAAGATTCATGGAAGAGCATGGTCATACAGTGACTCACTCCAACATCGTTATGCAGTATAAGAAAGCTAAAAAGCTGATAGATAATGACTCAGACTTCAAAAACCTTATAAACGATATTTTAGATAAATAGTATGTATAGCCTCAAAGAAATATTAAGTCAAGCAGTTGGAACGACCAGAGTTGTTAAAATAAACAATGCACCTCCATTTAGTTATAATGTTATAAAGATGGGTGTTAAAATTCAAAAGTTTCCAACTCGTATTGAAATACTAAATTGTTCTAAAGGGGGTTCATATTATAAAGAGTGTAATGACGAAGAGTATTCTTTTTTTACTGAATACGGATGGGACATTGGTTGTGTAAAATTAGCAATACATAACTGCATTCATAAGTTAAGCCTTATAGAAAATAAAATTAAAACTGAAGTGAACACACGTAAAAACGATAAGCACATTCAGAACTTAAAAAACAAAAGAGAACTGGTTCTGTGTAAACACGCAGAACTTCAACTTAAATTAAAATCAATTATTAATTAAATTCAATTCAAATGAGTACAGACAAAAGTTATTTTGACAAGCTGATTGCGATAAACGTAAAGAGCAAAGTAGAAAAAAAGGGTAATCTTGATTACCTATCATGGGCTAATGCGTGGGCATACCTAAAATTAGAGCATTCAGATGCACAAAGAAATGTGTATGAGTCTCCAGAGACTGGACTAAACTGGTTCACTGATGGTGTTACTGGCTATGTTAAGGTTGGTATTGTAGTAAACAATATTGAGCATATTGATTACCTTCCAATTAAGGACTTTAGAAACAAATCAATTACTGTAGACAAACTCACATCAATGGATGTAAACACAGCTATCCAAAGAGCCACTGCCAAAGCGATTGCTATGCATGGATTAGGTTTAAGTTTATATGCAGGAGAAGATTTAGTAGAGACCTCTAACATAACAGCAAACCCACCTAAAGCAGAAAAGGTTAAAACTTTAATCACTTTAGATATCGGAGATACTAATTGGGTTAAAGTCCTTAAGTATGTGTCAGCCAATAAAAAGTTAGGTTTAGAGGCTATAGCAAGTAATTTATCTACAAAATATAATATGAAAGCTGTAGTTAAAAAAGAAATCGCTAAAGCTATAAAAGATAACTAATAAAAAATTATTGTTGGTACACAATTTTTATTGCCTTAGTTGTCGCTAATGCTGGCCGTTGTAATGCTTGTGTCAAAAGTGAGGTGTACTAACAACTGAGTAACATAAATGCTCACTAAATTACAATAAGACTGACAGGACGGAAAGACGCCCCTCTATTGAGGTAATTTAAACAATAAAATATGGATAAAGTAGATATACTAAAAGCTCTTGAAGACGATTCTAAATACTATGGAGAGTTCGGTCAGCAGTTCATATCGAACTCTGACATAGGTAAGCTGTTAAAAAATCCAACGCAGTTTAGAAAACCTCAAGAGATGACAAAACCAATGTTGGAAGGCAGATATTTTCACACTAAAATTTTAGAACCTCATAAACTTGATGAGTTTAAAATTATAGATGCTTCTTCACGAAACACTAAAATATATAGTGAAGCTATAAACGAAGGAGAAATACTTTTGCTTAAAAAAGAGAAAGAGCATTTAGATTATCTGTGTACCAAAATGACCTCCAACATGGAGATGTTTGATTTAATATATAATGATGGCAATAGGTTTGAAGTTCCAGAGGTAGAAAAGATTATGACTTTGGACTGGAAGGGTAAAGCTGACATTATACATAAACATTATATTATTGATATCAAAACAACTGGAGACATTGATAAGTTTATGTACAGTGCTAAGACATATAATTACGATAGTCAAGCCTATATATACCAAAGATTATTTGGTAAGCCTCTAATTTTTTTAGTAATAGATAAGCGTACAGCAAGATTAGGGATCTTTAAATGCTCTGATTCTTTTTTAAGAGGAGGAATGGAAAAGGTGGCAGATGCTGTTGCAGTTTATCATAAATATTTTAGTGATGAAGCAACTGAAGATATACATTCGTACATTCATAGGCAAGAATTATAGCTCTATGTTTACAAAAAAAAATACTGTTATGTGGATAGAAGTTCCAATGTCCTGTAACAGTGTAGAGCATAAACATGATGTTATGTATTCTGCATTAAACCACATGGAGCAAATAATTAAAATTAAGTAATTATGAGTGATTATGAAATCAAGCCAGGGACTTTTTCTCTATTTAAAAATGAAAACCGAACTGATGACAACAACCAACCCCATTACAATGGTAATGGTAAAGACATGAGTGGAAATGATTTCCAAGTGTCTGCGTGGGTTACAACATCTAAAGGAGGTAAAACGTATTTTTCTTGTAAGATGCAAGAGCCATACAAAAAAGAAGCAAATTTAGAAATTGCAACTAAGACTCATTTAGAGCCTGACCTACCATTTTAATCAACCAATTAAGACAAGAGTTTAGAGGGCTTTGCCCTCTTTCTTTTGCTTAATATGTGCTGAGTGTTAAAAAAAACGAGCTTTCTATAAGCTCTAACGTAAAAAATAAAATCAACTACTACTTAACTGTATTTACTTATATATTATTAACATTATTAACATAAAGTAATATAAGTATTTAATCTATAGTTAGTTAGGTAAAAAAAAATCAACAAAAATCTGACATAAAATGGACATCACGATATTTAAAGATATAAAACAAACATCAAGACCTTTCTTTAGAAATATAAATTTAGTATTAACAAGAATACAAGATGGAGCATCTAAAGAGATAGTAAAAAAGATTAGAGCTGAAAAGGATAAAGAAAACAGAAACATATTAAAGCAAAAACTACCTGCTATATGTTTTAGTGGAAAGTTTTCTAAAAGAGCAGACAATGCACTGCAAGAACATAGTGGATATATTTGTTTAGATTTTGATGGTTACCCATCAAACAGAGATATGTTACAAGAAAAAGAAAGATTATCTAAGGATAAATATATCTATACTGTTTTTATATCTCCCAGTGGAAATGGATTAAAAGCTATTGTAAAAATTCCACCTATTGTAGATAATCATAAAAGCTACTTTGTAAGCCTTGAAAAATATTATGATAGCGAATACTTTGATAAAACATGTAAGAATGTCTCACGTGTATGCTATGAGTCTTATGATCCCTTAATTCACATAAACGCTCAGTCAAGTTTATGGGACAAAATAACGGAGCAAGAATATGTAGAGGTAAATAAACATACAGACATACCTACAATACCTATAACAGACGAAAACAAAATAGTTGACATACTTGTAAAGTGGTGGACTAAAAAGTTTCCAATGAACGAAGGGGAAAGAAATAATAATGCATATGTTTTGGCCGCAGCCTTTAATGATTTTGGAGTTTATCCATCCTTAGCTGAATCATCCCTCTTGAATTATCAAACAAAAAACTTTACAAGAGCTGAAATAAAAAGAACAATAGATAGTGCCTACGCACAGAAGCATAATTTTGGAACAAAGTATTATGAGGATGAGGATAAGGTCAACAACCTTAGAATGAAACTAAAGCGTGGAGTAGCAAAAAAAGATATTAGAGTTGAGCTTGAGAACTCTGATGTAGAAAAAACGACAATAGAGAATGTAATATCAAGACTTGACCAAGAAAACGCTAATAACCAGTTCTGGACAAAGAATGACAAAGGAGTTATTAAAATAGTACACATCCTGTTTAAACAATTTTTAGAGGAGAACGGATTTTTTAAATTTAATCCTGAAGGAAGTAAAAACTATGTGTTTGTTAAAGTTACAAATAACTTAATTGACCACACATCTGAAAAAGAAATTAAAGATTTTGTTTTAAACTATTTACTGGAGGTAGATGATTTAAGTGTTTACAATTATTTTGCAGAACATACTCGCTACTTTAGGGAAGAGTTTTTAACTTTATTATCATCTATTGATGTATACTTTATTGAGGACAGCAAAGACACAGCTTACTTATATTATAAAAACGGAGCTGTCAAGGTAAAGCATGATAGTATCACTAAAATTGATTATTTAGATTTAGGTGGTTATGTATGGAAAGACCATGTTATAGATAGAACCTTTCAAATATGTGAAAGTGATGGTTGTGATTACCAAAAATTTATTAGAAACATAAGTGGAAACCATGAACAAAGAAATTCATCTATGCGTTCTACTATTGGGTATTTATTACATGCTTGGAAAAACCTTTCATACTGTCCAGCAGTTATATTAAATGATGAAGTTATATCTAACAACCCAGAAGGAGGGACTGGTAAGGGATTGTTTATGAATGCTCTATCACACATGAAGAAACTTGTTGTGATTGATGGAAAGTCTTTCAACTTTGAGAAAAGCTTTGCCTATCAATTAGTTTCAGCAGATACTCAGATACTTTGCTTTGATGATGTAAAAAGGCATTTTGATTTTGAAAGATTGTTTAGCGTAGTTACTGAAGGTCTTACCTTGGAAAAGAAAAACAAGGATGCTATCAAGATTCCATTTAGTAAGTCTCCTAAAGTTTCTATCACAACCAACTATGCTATTGTTGGAGAAGGTTCATCTTTCGCAAGAAGAAAATGGGAATTGGAACTGGCTCAATATTATACAAAAGATGTAACACCATTAACAGATTTTGGAAGATTAATGTTTGGAGAGTGGGATGATAATGAGTGGTGTAGTTTCGATAATTACATGATTAGTTGTTTACAAATATACATGAAGCATGGGTTAATAAAGGCTGAGTTTGTAAATCAAACTATTAAGAAATTTATTGAAAGCACATCTATGGATTTTGCTGAATACTGTGGCGCACTTGGTGGCCCAAAGCAGAACGAAAAATTAAATATTGGTAGTCGTGTTTACAATCAAGAATTGTTTTTAGATTTTATAGACCAAAACTCTGATTATGATAGATATGGTAAAATGAAATTATCAAACACTAAGTTTAATAAATGGTTAGTTTCTTATTCTAAGTTTCAATTTGATTGTATGCCTGACGAGGGTAGAGATGCGCCAGGCAAGTGGATTCGATTTAGAAACAAACATGAGTTAGAAGTTAACGGAACAATGGATTTTTAGTATGGAGTTTAGAAACTATCAAACAGAAATAATTAATAAAGCCAAGCCTTTGTTGCTGAAACATAAATTTGTTTATCTTGCAATGGAGGTACGAACTGGTAAGACTCTCACGAGCTTGGGTGTAAGTGAGCTTTTGCCAGTTTCAAACCTTTTATTCATAACTAAAAAGAAAGCTATAACCAGTATTGAAGATGATTATAAACTGCTTAACCCTTCTTACAGTATTACTGTTATTAACTACGAATCACTACACAAAATAGACCAAAAAGGTTGGGATATGGTAGTATGTGATGAGGCCCATGGTATGGGTGCTTTTCCAAAAAGAAACAAACGATCCACGCAAGTGCGTTCTTTGATCTTAGAAAACAATCCATTTGTTATATTTTTATCTGGTACTCCTACGCCAGAATCTTACAGTCAAATGTACCATCAAGTTTCTGTAATGCTTAATCATCCATTCAGTGATTATAAAACTTTTTATAAGTTTGCTAAAAAATATGTGAACGTAAAACAAAGAAAGATTAATAGTTTACTTATAAATGATTATAGTAATGGTTTAGATTCTATAATAGATGAAATGAAACCACACACAATTTCTTACACTCAAAAAGAAGCAGGTTTTAAAGTAAAGACCACAGAGCATGTACTGGAGGTTGAGATGAGTTCGATGACATATCAATTAGCAAACAAGTTAAAGAAGCATTTAGTTGTTGAGGGTAGTGATGATGTTATATTAGCAGACACACCAGTAAAGTTAATGATGAAGCTTCATCAGATGTATTCTGGAACTGTAAAGTTTGAGTCTGGTAATTCTATGATTCTGGATTTAAGCAAAGCTCAGTTTATACACGACAACTTTGCTGATGCAAAAATTGGAATATTTTATAAGTTTAAGGAAGAGCTTAATGCACTGAAAGAAATTTATGGAGATGAGTTATGTACTGATTTAAGTACGTTTAATGAAACCAATAAAACTATAGCTTTACAAATTGTCAGTGGTAGAGAGGGAATTAGTTTGCGTAAAGCTGATGCTCTTGTTTATTACAATATAGATTTTTCAGCCACCAGCTACTGGCAATCCAGGGATCGTATGACAACCAAGGAAAGATTAGAAAGCGATGTGTACTGGATATTTTCTCGTGGAGGAATTGAAGCTGACATATACAAGGCAGTTACAAAGAAAAAGGATTACACATTAAGACATTTTAAAAGAGATTTATTAACTTTAAATTAAATTCAATGAAAAAAATAGGAAGACTTGAAGTAACAAAGTATTCGTTTGAGATAATAGAAAACGAGCCAAAAATTGTAATATCTATGGTCAAAGTTTTAGATACTGAAGACAAGTATATTAAATTTGCAAAACTAAAAGAGGTTGCGTCTTATTTATCTATGTATCCTATATCGTTTGCAAAACAATGAAGTTTATAAAATTTTTAGTAATTTGGATAAGCCAAAATTTAGCCATACCTTTTTGGGTTGTAGGTCACATTCATTTATCATTTCACAACTTTCATGATGTGGTTGAAATATTGTCATCAATAGGAATGAATTTAATAGTGGCAATAGGATTTATATTAGATTACAGAAATGACAGAACAACAGATACAAAACAAAAGAATCAAGGAGCTTGAAGCAGAGGGTTATTATGTTATTAAATTAAAGCTAACTAATAAGAATGGTATTCCTGATTTAATAGCCTTGCCTCCTGGATGCGATGTTTTGTTCTCAGAGGTGAAGAAACCAAAGGGTGTGTTATCAGAATTACAAAAATACAGATTAAAAGAATTAAAAGAGTATGGGTTCAAAACAGAAGTATATAAAGGGTAATGCTTTTGATTTTGAAGATGATTTTATAGATTCATTAGCACAATTAGAAGACATAATCCTTAAATTAAAAATTGGACGCTACATAGAAGAAAATTTAAAAGATTATCCAGTAAATAAATTAACAACATACGTGGTCGCAGGGTGTGTTAGACATAATGATGAATCAGTTTATTTTGCAATTGAAATACTACGCTCACCTCGAATGAACATAGTTTTAACAGACTTTCATCTTATAGATACAAACGAATATTTAGATTTAATTAATTTAAATTGTTATATAAAAAATGAGAAAAGCATCTAAAAGAGACCATATAATAAGCTTATATACTAAAGATATTAGTCAACCATATACTGATATAGCAGTGTTAACAGACAGTAATGTTAGTTATGTTGAGCAATGTATACTTAATTATCATATAGATTTAATAGCTTATTACGACATATGTTTAGCTCCAAGTTTCACTGATCCTGATATTTACTTTTTATTTTCTGACAATGGTGCTGAAAAAAAATTAAAATTTAAAAACAATGTAGTAACTCCTTTTCAGGGACTAACACAGTTAGAAGAGTTATATGTGCGTTTAAATCTAAGTAAGAACATAGCTCACATCGACTCTGGGGTGTGGTAAAAAGATTTTGATGTTTCATTTATTTTTATTACATTTATCAAAATGGAGTATAGCGTTGAAGATATAGACAAAATTTTAAATTTTAAATCTTGGTCAGACAAGAAGAAAATTGATACACTATTATTTATAGATTGTACTCTTTACACAAACATGGGTAAAGATTCCTCACAGACAGAAAGACAAACTACAAAGTCAAAGTCAAAAAAATTATACAAAGCTATTTCAAAAATTGATCAATCAGTCGGAAGACTAATATTAAAATCTATAGATTAATGTCAAATCCTATTTCAGCTGATGATTTGCAAGCTATCCATCATATTAATTATGTAGCTAATAGTACGCATTCACTGACTGACGATTTGTATGAAGACCTAATGGATAGAGACCATGAAGAGGCTAAAATAAAAGCCAAAAACATTATATTTATAATGAATGATTTAATAAAATCTTTATCTGATGAAATCTAAAGACGATAATCGAGCAGCATTAATACTTGAAATATTAAGACTTAAAAAATTACCTCAGTCTGCAAAGATTATATTAAAAATTAAAAAAATTCAACAAATGTTATGAATAAAGGAATTGCTACAGAACTACAAGACTTCTGCGATACAATAGCAGAAAGATACTCTAACGTAAATAGAGTTGGAAACGTAAGTAACGAGAGTTTTACAGTTGAAGAAATTATTCCTACATCCGATCACAGTGCTTGTGTAAATTTTTGTAAAACAGGTGGCAAAGTTGCGGTAGCTTTTTTTTATTATATTAACAAAGGAAGATCAAAAGGGTGGAAATACTTTTTTCCTACAGACTCACATTTAAATGGATTTCAAGCGTTTTTATACTACAAACTGGAAGCAGAAA